GTGTGCCCCGCAACTCTGGTTCTGAACTGGAAAGCAGAATACAATAGGTGGCTTCCACACATCAGGGTTGCAGTCGTAAAAGACCGTAAAGAGTTTCCTTCTGATTACGATGTAGTTGTTATTGGTTATTCTAACATCAAACATTGGGAAAAACAACTTCTTGACCATAAATCTTTTGTTTTTGACGAGAGCCATTATTGCAAGTCACCTCAAGCACAGCGAACAAAGAGCGCAGTGAAGATTGCACGTTCGGCCCCGAAATCCGGAATAATCCTGTGTTTGACGGGAACGCCAGTAACTAACAGACCAGCCGAGTACGCAAGCCAACTAAACATTCTTGGAAAGTTAGATAAGTTCGGAGGCGAGTGGGGTTTCTACCGACGTTACTGCGGGGCCTTCAAAGACAAATGGGGACAATGGCATCTTGATGGTCATAGCAATCTTGATGAACTGAATGACTTACTTCGCTCAACTTGTTACATTCGGCGTACAAAAGAACAAGTGCTGTCCGACCTTCCACCTGTTGTACATGACCCTGTGCTCGTCGACGGGGCTGCGGCCGGTATGAAAGAATACAAAAAAGCAGAAACAGACATCGTTGAATACCTAGTACAGCGTGCCAAAGAGATTGCTAAAGAACTCGGACTAAACCCGAACTCAGCAGCGGTCGTAGCGAAAATCAAAGCAGAATCAAATCAACACTTGGTTCGCCTCTCTGTTCTACGCCGTTTGTCAGCGAAAGCAAAAATGCCAGCAATCAAAGAGTGGGTGGAGTCCCGCGTCGCAGAGGGACGCAAAGTTGTAATCGCCGCTCACCACAGAGATGTAGTGGATGAACTCGCCCTTGCGTTCGGCAACTTACGCATACAAGGTGGCATGGACATCAACGAGATAGAAGCACAGAAGCACAAGTTCATGACATTGCCATGTGAAGAAGCCCCAGTCATTGTTCTCTCAATCCAAGCGGCGAAAACGGGGCACAACCTTCAAGTCGCACAGGATGTCTTATTTGTGGAGTTACCTTGGACACCCGCTGACATTGACCAAACTTATTCACGCTGTCATAGGTTGGGGCAGAAGTCTTCCGTTACGGCGACTTACTTGTTATGCGATGGAACGATAGACGAAGACATTTACTCACTTATTGAGCGCAAGAGGAATGTCGTCAATCAGGCTGTGGACGGAAGCCCCGCCGAAGACACTGAGGGGGCAAGCCAGTTGATACTCCGTCTGCTCGGTGTTGGACAGGAAACATCAGAGTGAGGTTGTGGTCTTGACCCTTACACGGCATACTGAAGTATGAACAAGAAGAAGGACATCATCCGCCTAGCACTGAACCAAAAGGGGATAGTGGTTACTGACGGAATACCAGAACACATTATTGAACTGCTCCGTTTCAATGGATACAAAATCAAGGTGCGAAAGAAGGTAAAGAAATGGACGTAAGTATCAACATTGACCCTTGGCTCGTGGTCGTCCTGCTCTCTGCGTTTATCGCTTTGCGTGTGTGGCACCCCATCACTGAGTATGCGGGGCGTCGGAAGAAGAAAACCAGACCGTAGTTTGGGTGCTTTCCGCCACCGTATTACTTTCGGGTAACACTTTGGATGGGGCAGAAGCCCCGTCGTTTTATTATTTGGGTTTTGTGAGTGAACTTTTCTCACTACTTTTCCTACTTGTGACCTTGGTCACATAGGTTGTTGTCTAAACCACTACAAGGCATAATGAAGTATGAACATATTCCAAGAAATAGCAATAGCCTCATGGCTCCTACTGAAGATAGCCTTCTTCTCCCTCACAGTAATCGGCGCAAAAGTCGTATGGGACAAGTACGGACACCACGCCAAGAGCCTCTCTCAACTGTCTGAAAGACGCATAAACGGCGTGTACAAGGGCAACGAGTTGGATGACGAGTTAGACGCCGAAGACATTTGGGTCTAAGCCCGTAACAAGCCCCCCAGCAGAGTTGTGGCCCCGGCGTTCAGGTGCTACGCTTTCTGTGTAAATCTAATTAGAAAGTTTAGTCGCATGGCACACGCATTAGAAATTGACGCAATGGGCAGAGCACGAATGGCTTACGCTGACAGGGAAGTCCCTTGGCACAGGCTTGGACAGCCAATGGCTGGGCTACAGACCGCAGAAGCGATGCTCGCAGCGGCTCAGGCTGACTTTGATGTGGCTCTCACAAAGGTCATCGCAGTAGACGACAACCTCAACCCCCTCCGAAACCCCGACGGAAGCCCCGTTTTCATTTCTGATAGCCGAGCAACAGTTCGCCTAAATCCAGACGGAACCATTGACGGTTTATCAACTGTTGGAACACGATTCGTTATCCAGCAAAACAAGGACTGCTTGGACAGGGCTTTGGACATTGTCGGGGCCTCCAAGGGCGACGCAATCGTTGATACCTGTGGTGTTTTGAACGAAGGTCGTGAGTTCTTCGCCTGCCTTGACCTCGGACCACTTTTCATTGACCCAACTGGCGTGAACGACAAGATTCAGCGTTACCTGCTTGTTCGCAACGGACACGACGGCAAGACAGCAATTACCTACGCAAACACATCAATCCGAGCCGTCTGCAAGAATACGGTGATGGCGGGACTGAAGAGCGCAAACTCCGTGTTCACAGCACGACATACCCGTAATGCAGACAGTGCAATTGAGGATGCGGCACAAGTCATCGCAATGTCAGGAACTTGGGCTACCAGTTTCCTTTCAATGGCTGAGACAATGCTTCGCATCCCAGTCCCGGCTGGCTCAGTAAAGTTGGACAAAGTTATTACCGAAGTGTTCCCTCACAGGAAAGACGAGACAGAGCGTCAAAAGAAAAATGTTGATGACATTCACCTGCTTGTGCGAGGACTTTATGTAAATGACAAGAACGCTGGTGGGTACGGATTCAATGGTTGGTCTGTCTATAACGCAATCGGTGAATACCTAGACCATTATCGGGACGCCAAGCCAGACGAGCGAGCAATTGCGTCAATGGATTACAACTCTTGGGTTACTCGCAAAAAGGCTGAGACCCAATCACTTGTTCTTTCACTGGCTTGACACACCCTCCTGTCACAATAGTAGAAGTGGTACATTGGGGGTCACAATGGAAGACAACGAAGACCAAGAACCATCTGAGATAATGGCTGAGTTCTTGACTCAGTTTATGGCATCAGGGACGGCTGACATTCTTTATCGCAAGAACTACTGCGACATGGTCACACAGAAGGTGTACAACGAGTTCGGTTACGACGGAATCGCCGAGTTGATGGTGGCAATGGACAAAAGGGCAGACTGGATTTCAGACATTCTATTTGAAGCCCCGGACTTGGAGAATGTTGCTTTCAAGGAGTACGGAGTCTTTGATGAAAAAATTGCACAAAAAGCGAGACAAACAGAGGCGTTCAAACAGTTCAACGAGAAGTTATGGCGTCTACGCAAGAAGTACACAAAAGCAATAGTCGCAGAAATTATTGAGTGGGACGACAACACAGATGACAATCCGCCTTCCTAAATACGCCCCTGGCTGGGTTATGCCGTTTGACGGGACTCCAGGAGAACGTGCGACAAACATCTTGAGTCATGCATGGGAACAAGAAAAGAACACGATGGACGAGACGACTTGGCTTGCTGTGTTCAAGACACCACGACCCGAGTTTCTCTCTAGGTGCTCTAGATGCAACGCAGTGGGAAACATGACCGAGACTGCTGAATGGCCGTGCGGGAAGCCCCGCCTCGCCGAAACTTACATTTACTAGTAGGTCTTTTGAATTGGCGAACCGTAGCGTTCGTCATGGTTTTTTACAACGATTTTTGTAATCTCCATGCACGAGGGGCAACGAGGTGAGCGACCTTCCATAAAGTGCGAAGGAACTTCACCACAGGAACAGGTGAGATGAATTTCAATCCCGTAGTTATTGATTAGTTCTTTGCGGGGCATTACTTACTACCGCTCGTTGCTTTCCAATGACCAATCCCGCCATTGTCAAAAAGATACTTGGCTACCTTCAGGTTGCACTTTGAATTGAGTAGAACATTGAGATTAGTCCCCCCACACACTTGTCTGGTCACTGTTTTCCATGATGAGTTGATTTGCAGTAACCCGTAATCTCTAGTACCATTAGAGTTCGGCTTAGAAACAATCTTTTCCAAACAGCGACTTTCTCTCCACATGATGTATGAGAACTTCTTTACTGGAATAAGTCCTTGCGCTTTTAGTTTTGCTTCCCACTGAGGGCAACTTTTTACTTGCGTACTGCTAATGCTTTGAGAGGAAACCTTGCCCGAAGTAGCCTTGTATCCTGGTCTGGTTTTCTTCCATTCAGCCATTCCTGCTTCGGTGTATCTATCTCGCAACGGTTTACGTGTTTCCCAATTAACACAGCCCCGGCCCCAGTTCTTCATACTTCTCCAACCAACTGCAGGTCGGAAGAACGGTTTGTTGTTTGTTTTGTCGTCAAGATTTCTAAATGTGTTTTTAGTTTGAAAACCAAAGAAGGAAGCACGGTTGGCGATGATTATCTGCTCGTGCTTTGTTGCTTTAGATGGACGAGAAGCAAACTGCCTACCTCCGTAATTAATCCAAACTGATTGCGCCATTCCTAGTCCACCAGAAAAATGACCACCGTCATTCCATTTGTGGTTGGTCTCGCACCAAGAAACTGCTTCCCAAAACCTAATAGAACCAGCCTTTTTTGACTTTAGTTGCGTTACTAACTCTGGGTGCATGCCAGCGTATTTCGACGCTTTTACTTCTGGAGTCGCGGGGCTCGTTGGTATTGAAGTAGTCGGAGGGGAATCCGTAGCCTCGGCTTTCGTCGTTAGTCCAATGAAGGACACAATAGATATGGAAATAGCCAAAAGGCGTACGGGGTGTTTCAAGAGTTTCTCCTGTGCTCGGCGGATAGGTCAACAAGCAGATAACAAGCGCTTGCCTATGTCGTCGTCAGTAATAACTGAACTATTACCATTTTACCCCCTAAGGGGCGGGTTGTCTACCTAAAGGAAACCCTTACCCAGCAAGGGTTTTACGAGTTCGTCTTCTGTAGCCCTTGCGTATCAAGGGTTTGCGGAGGACTCTTCAGCCAATAATTTTCTGATGTATTTTTCAGGGTCTTGAATGGTGAATTGCGCACTGAAACTGACCCCATCTTCTGATGGCCCCGGCTCAAAACCCATTGAATCAACGATATGGGTGGCAACATCCTCGTAATCCTCAAGCAATTCAGCCTCCTGTGCTTCTGTGAGCGACCCGAAGTCAATCTGCGCCATCTCTAACAGCATCCGTGCCATGTGTCCAATAGCCATTAGGCGTACTTCAAATTTATCTTGCATGTTTGCATTATGCCATGTAAGCCTGTAGTCTGCAACCTGTCGGATTCAAAAAAGAAACACGGAGACATAATCATGGCAATTACGCCGACAACATTAGTAGGGAACCTAACCAGTGACCCTGAATTGAAATTCACAACGGGTGGTAAGGCACAACTTACTTTCTCGGTAGCAGTGAATGACAACTACGTCAATCAAGCAGGCGAGAAGGTCGAAAAGACTGCATACTTCAACATCGTTGCATGGGGTTATGTAGCAGAAAACTCAGCGAATGTCCTTGAAAAGGGCATGGGAGTGATTGTGGTCGGGACTCTTGACCAGCGTTCATGGGAAGACAAAGAGGGTGCAAAGCGCTCAACCGTTGAAGTGAAGGCAATGGACATCGGTATTCGTACTGGTGCTCTTGAATCAGTAGAACGCCGTAAGGCACAGCAAGGTGGAGACTCAGCGAAGTCAGGACCAAAGCGTACGAAAGAAACAGTTCCAGCAGACGAACCGTTTTAGTTAAAAAGCACTTGCAAGTGCTAACTAATGAAGCCCCACTTGGATTACCAGGTGGGGTTTTGTTATTGTATGGCTCATGACGACAGAACATCGCAAAGCCCCGCGTCGTGACGTACTTGAAATTAGACGCATAGGTAACTGGGGTCATGTCCAATACATGCACATACTTTCTTGTGGTCACATGGAAACACGACCGAGAGCATCTGCCTCACCCAAACTTGCGTGTGTTGCATGTTTGAGAATTGACTCACGTGTTATTGAAATGAAATCAGTCGCATCGCCAGCAAGAATCTCTGATGTAACAGATGATGAAATGGCAACAGCAGAAACAGAAATTTATTTAGCACAAGCAACTATCGCATCAAAATTTGGTGTACCAATTGATTCAGTAGATGTTGTAACTGTCGATGACGGTGGTAATCTTCGTGTGCGATACGCAACGGTATTCCTCACAGAAAAAGATGTGAGAAGAATTGCAAGCAACAAGGAGCGCTAATGGAACAAGGTATTTTTTCGCCAGAGAACGGGGCTTGCAAGGGTGGAGATACCGAATGGTGGTTCCCTCTACAAAAAACTGGTAAACGGGAAGAAGTTGCAGAACTTAGAAAAAATACTTTGATGGCAAAAGCGATTTGTAAAACATGTGTTTGTCGACAGGAGTGTCTTGAATACTCACTTGAGTGGGAGCCTTGGGGTATTTGGGGAGGTTTGGATGAGCAAGAACGCGCGCAACTTCGCTGGTCCCGAAAATTGAATCTGGGGCGTGAGGGGCGTATTGTTTTCAAAGGAGTCGGATTGCGTGATGCAAACGGTGGAGACTTTCTTATGGAGCAAGCGGCTAAACGATGACGCATCTGCATACTGACGAGTTTCTCTCTCGGCTCAATGGAGTAAGGGATACACCTAACGGTTGGGAAGCACGCTGTCCATGCAGGAACGATGACGACAATCCATCTCTTTCTATTTCAGAAGACGCAAAGACAGGAAACATTCTTGTCACGTGCCATCGGGGCTCTCCGTGCAGTACGAAAGAAATTTGTGAATCTGCTGGCGTAACACTTGCTGCTTTATTCCCTCCACAAAAACGTACAAACAACACTAAAGCAAAACTTGACTTAGTAAAGACATACGACTATATTGATGAGAGCGGTGAGTTACTGTTCCAAAAACTTCGTTACATAGACTCTGATGGTAAGAAAACATTTCGTCAACGCAAGCCTGATGGTCAAGGTGGATGGGTTTATGCGCTAGGCGATACACCGAAGATTCTTTACAACCTTCCAGCAGTGAAGCAAGGAGTAGCAGGTGGCTATCCAATCTGGGTTGTTGAGGGAGAGAAAGACGCCGACACTCTCATTGAAATAGGAATCATCGCAACAACAATGCCGGGCGGGGCTGGTAAGTGGCTTGACATTCATACAGAAGCACTTGCAGGAGCCGAAGTAGAAATCATTGCAGACAATGACGAACCAGGAATCGCTCACGCAAAACTCGTACTGTCAGAGTTGACAAAGGCTGGGTGCGTAGCGAACATTTGGGTCGCACCAAAAGGCAAAGATGTAACCGAGTACCTTGCAATGGGTGGTTCACTTGATGACTTCCTTGCATTAGAGACAGATAAACCAACTCCATCGCCGGCAGTAGAACCCGTGGCGGTCCCGCCAACGAGTGACGCCTTCTCTCAAGCGAGAACAAAGTTGGAGGCTTTACTTGTTAGAACAGACCTCACGCCACAACAGATTC